CCAGAATTAGTCTGAGAAATAACCCTGCTATCAATCAAGCCGGAAACAACATACTGCTGAATCAAAAATTTTGCTGCATCAAGCAAAAATACCTCATCAACATGATAGCCATTTGCCGTTACACCTTGGAAAATAAATCTATATCTACGACCAAACTCAGCATAACTGTTACCATTATAGGAAATCAGATTATCATATTGCACATCGTCAATAGATTCAGGTGTAAATCCAATAATATTTTTATAAGCAAGTGTATATGCGGAATTTACCTGCATACTGTTCAAACCGCTAAACAAGCCATTAACAGCACAAGAAAAATAATCCTGTGTACTGTAAAATACACATGTGCGCATATAATTCTTATCCTGCAAGGTTTTACAAATACCGCCTTGGCTCGCCTGTAAGCATTTTTTATCAGAAGTCTGATGGAAGAAAACAGTAGGAGAACTAAACGCCTCAACTGCTGCCGCTATAGCATCAATACTTGTATCAACAACAGAATAGGAAAAACTAACTGCATAAAAATTCTCATTAAACGCTCTAGTATTTGTAATTGCCTGCAGATCCGTTTCCCCTTCCAACCTTTGGCCTATTGCAAGACGCTGAGAAATAGGATTCTGGCTAAAATATGCAACTGCAGCTTTATACTCATTAGAACTTGTGGTAAATCCATCAGCTACCATTTCTGTCTTATAAGTCTGATAAGAATAAACCTTAACTCTATGATCTGCATCAAGCTTTTTGGAATCACCAATAATGCAGCCAAGATTAAAATCAGAACTTATAACAGAAGGGTTACTAACTTCAACATTAACATTTACAATATTAGACAAAGATATGCTCATTTTACTTATCCGCCTCCAATCTTATATCTGCTTCTACTATTCTATCAACATTAGTTTCAACAACAACAGAATTATAAAATCTCAATTCTAAATCTGACCGCTGCCACCATCTACCATTATACAATTCCGGAACCCTATTCGGCCCAACTGTCCTGTCGGGAACCAAATACAAATTATTATTATTAATTATATACTCAAAATTTGGAAAATAAAAACTTTCATTCAACAATTTACAAAGTTCATAGCAATTCGGCCCATAAAATATAAAATGTGCATTTAATGTTCTTTGAGAATATTGTTTATAGTCAAAATTATCATTATTTTTATTATATACCATTTTTCTTGTTTTATAAATATCTCTCTCATCAATTTCTTGTGCAACTTTCACGAAACATATATCTTGCTCTATATCAAAACTTGGCTGACCATCAGTTAGATACTGGATTAATACATTTTTCTGATCTAATCCTACCATATCACAAACAATATCAGCCAAAAACAACTCAATATCTTCAAGTTTATCAATTTTATTAGCCATATTACATCACATCCCGTTGCAATTTAATGGCTAAACTTCTGCAAAATCCATATTGCGCATCATCTAAACATTTCATCACTTTATACGATACATTATCCCACACAACAATATCGGACAAATATCCGTCTATTGCATTATCATCTAATTTACCTGTTGTATATAATGGTAAATAGGTAAAAACGTGTATACCCTCAGAGCTATTATCTGCATACTCTTGCATTTCTATAGAGGTATCATCTGCAATTGTAATTATACCTACGACATTTAGATTTTGCTCTGTTATAACTTGTTTATGATTTTCTACCCTAACTTTCCTCCGTATTACATTAACGCCATTTTGCTGCGTAAAGTCAGGATCCCCTATTAATTCGGATACATTAATCAACTCGTACACCATCCTTTACGACAACATATGTTATACTCTTTCTTAGCTCTCCAGTATCTATTAATGGCTTTGGATCCGTACTACCCTTTTTCAGTTTATTATTATAAACAGATGGAGCATTCTGAGGCCAACCATTATCGGGATTTGTAAACCATGCGCGACAAACATTTTGCGAACGCATACCAACAAGCTTTAATTGCTTTTCAGCTTCCTCATTTTTACCTTCAAGCTTAAGGGAAAAAGCCTTTGAAAGCATTTTTGCAATTCTCTCTCTATCATTGTATATTGCAGGCTCAATAACAGGTCGTGCAGGTACATTATTTATTGGGCTACCATTTGTATGTATAAACAATAACTCAGCATTTGTTACACCAACTTTTTGATTACTTTTAGGACGATCTGTAGATTTCTGCGGTATTCCAACAAGAACATAATTATTTTTTGTCCATTTAAGTGCTTTTTTTATATTGTGCATTTTGCTTGCACTCTCTATAACAGATACCAAACTATTAGCCATTAACCCACATACCTGCCATACCATACATTTTTGTTAATGTTGCCAATTGCTGCCCATATGCGGTATATTTCCAAGTTCCATACCCATTAAGATCATCAGATATGCCAAGCAAATCATAGCTGATCGAAAGCCCATCCACACTTTTACTTGTAGCAACTCCAGTTGGCAAAGCACCTTGCAAAGCCTTTTGCGAATCTGCATCACCTTTTTGGGTTTGCAGATATAATACACAAAAATGCGCAATGTATAAACACATTAAATATTTCCAAGAATCATAATATCTATCATATTTAATAGATTTATTTGCCATAGACAAAATCAAATTAAAAAATGCAACAGGTATATTTATTTCACCATCAATTATATCATCAGTTATCTTAAAAACTGGAAAAACAGAAGTAAAATCAACAAGTGTAAATTCTGGGTTATCAGTTAAAATAATATTTGAGGGGCTTTCAAATGCCTCCATCATAATCTTAGCGTTATTCGTATAGCCTAACATGTTCCAAAAATTCAAAGATGAAGAAAGCACCTGAAGCCCCTCCTTATTATTTAATTTTCATTATTGTTCAGTTTGTATGCCTCAAACACTCTTTTCTTAATATTGCCAAGCTTATCATCATCTGAATACTTAACAGAATATTCATCAGCAAGCTTCAAAGTTTCCTCTCTATTTTTTGCTTTTAACTCTTCGTAAAACACTTCAATCTTGTCCTTGGCTGTTTCTTGCGGAACATCAGAAAATTCAGCATCGACAATTTTCTTTTCCGTATTATTTGCATCTGCAACAATAATATCTCCGGAAGAAACAGCAAGCTTAAACGTAGGATCATCCACATATTTATCGGGCATATCCTGAAAAGCCTTGGGAACAGTTACAAATAATTCAACCGTATCCAAACCTTTCTGCGCTCCGGGGCCAATTGCAAAAGCCTTTTTACTAAAAATTCTCATACTATTTAGGGCCTCCTATATAATTAGATAGAATCCATATAACGAGCAGGCTGATAATAGAGGAATTTAACCTGTCCCATCTGTGCAGCATAAATTGTGACATAACTAAACTGCAGTGCAACAGGCTGGGTCATTGCTCTTGTCAGCGGCACAGGAAGATCAAAGTAAACCTTATCCTTATCATTAACATATGCTACCATACGATCTGTATTACCTGTACCAGCACCAGTACACCAACGGCAAGGAACAATTTCCAGAGTTCTTCCCTGATTTGCAGCAAGGTTATTCTTCTGGATATAACTTAGAATGCTCTCATCACCAGAAGTTCCAATTCTAGTACTCAACAGATAAGCATACTTTGTGGGAGGAAGGAGCAGGTGATTGGGAATAGCACTCTCATCATATTCGGATGCAGCCCAAGCCTCAGTCAGCAGCTTGTTAATATCCCACAAGATTTCATCAACCGTCTTGGTAGTCCAACCGGGGGTGCCAGCAGCACCATTGGGGGCAACAGAAGAAACAACATTTTCATCATTAACAAGGCCAGTAATGCCAACAGAATCAAAACCCTTGTAAACAAGCTGATCTATTGCCTTGTTATAATTCAGGCGAATACCGCGATCCAAAATGCTATCAATAGAACGTCCTATTGTCTGGAACTTCTGGCTATCCACAAACGGGATCTTCATGCCCTGCGCCCATGTAAATACCTTATAAATATCCTTATTTACATTTGCTTGCACCAGAGAAATAACGTCGGTTGCACCGCCAACAAGAGAACCATCATTTGCACCAGAGGTAGCATAATCGACGTTCATTGTGGAGGTGAAATCAACCCATCCGCCTCCAGTCTCTGCAACAATATCACGAGGCCATGTTACAGAGGTCAAAGGCTCACGTACCTTAGGATCCCTCTTCTCAAGCTCACCCTCCAAGAAAGCCATACCAGTAGAAATACCAGCGGCATCCATAGTACGAATACCAGAGCCCAGAGAAGAATCAGTAAACATCCTTACGTTATCATTGGTGCCAAAAGATACACCACCATTAGAACTTACAATATTAGGCATTTATTTATCCACCTCCAAATTAACCCTTTGCACGTGTTTTAATCGTAATTTCAGTCATTCCATTTGCATCCATTACGCCTGTAGTCCATTCAATATTTGTAACCTGTACAGTATTTGCTGCATCTGCAATTGCCTCAAAACCACCAACAACGGCATCGACATAAGTATTATTTTTCTTAACACGGACATACACAGCATCACCAGACTTAGGCGTACCTCTCTGACATTTAACGGTACAGTTACCCCTTACCATTACATCACAAGGAGTTTCTGCCATATAGTCCGGATTAGACTGAGGATCAAAAGTATTGGCCTGAATAACCTCGCGTACAGCAACACCAGCAATCTGCGCTGCAGTAGTAGCGTCCACTACATTATCCCATCTATTATCATTTGTCAAAACTACAGCATGACCAAAAGCAATATTATTTTTTGCAACTCTATTCTGGATAATTGCATCAGCAGTCCGAGACTGGGTGCCAGCATAACCGCTCAACAGGGAAATACCAATAGCTTTACCGGGCATTTATTAGACCTCCTTATAATGGGGATTAAACTTTTTAGCAATCTCCATACCAAAATCAAAATCAGAATCCTTAGCCTTTACCTTATTATTCATTGCATCTTTTGAACTCTTGCGAGTAACATTATAAATTTCGGAATACTGGTCATTCATGCTAATCTTAGCAATATTTGCAACAGAATCGGCAAGTGCTTTCCGCTGCTTACTATCCTTAACAGATGCAATCACGGGCTTAATCTGACGGATAAAGTTTCTAATTTCAGCAGCACTGTCATTAATCTTTTCAGGTGCAACAGTCACCTCATCAACACCGCATTCATCTTCAAGCTTTTCCTCAATTTTTTCTTCGATCTCATCAAGGTTTTTCATGGCTCCATCTTCGATCAAACCATACTTGCGCATAACCTTAACCAAAGCGTCCTCTACCTTGCTTTCTACTTCTTCACTCTTTTCCTTTTCCTTTACGATCTCTTCGCCCTCATCAATCGTTTCAAGTTCATTAAGAGCATCATTGACCTCTTCCGTCATTTCCAAGGCATCTTCTGCAAGCTCTTGCGGGATAGCCTCATCCATAGCCCGCATCTTTTCCAGAAAACCTTTAATAGAATCTCTAACCTTTCTTGAATTTGCCACTATACTAACCTCCTAAATACATTTATATATGATTAAAAAGCAAGCACTTTTATAGCCTTGCTTATAGTTTTAACAAAATTATATTTATTATTTATTTTACATTCATCGTTTATGCGAACTTGTGAACCCGCCCTGCCACATTGTACAAGCGCGGCGTGATTCCCTCTTATTTTTGTCTGATATATTTTTCCGTCCCTTTCAACGTATTCGCAATCATAACCAGCAGATATCTCTCTCTTTGCTCCGCTGTATATTTCGTTAATAACTATCGGATCTCTAACAAGGATATCGGAAAGCAAGAAATTACTTTTATCTCCCTCTCCCCGCCTAATATTAGTTAACTCACCCTTAGAGTACATCTGCCAATTGTCGGCCGTAACATTAACAGATGGATGTGTATCGGTAAACGCTTTACCCTCAAAAGATGCCATGGCAATTTGGTCAAACACCTCGGAAGGTTCCCTGTAAACAGTAACAATTCCGGATCCATCAAGCCCCAATTCTTCACGAGCATATTGATAGGCTCCAGCTCTTGCAATAGGAACATTCAAACAAAGCAGGCAACCATTGTCAAGTTTAACCAAATTGTCAGATATTTTCGATCCATAGTAAAACCTCTTAGGCATTAAGCACCACCTTCCCCATATACAACATTATACCATACATCATCGGGAAAGTAAAGCACTTTTTGAACTTATTTATAAATTTTTCTATCACAATAAATCGAATATCCATCGGTAAAGAACTTATAAACAACTGTCATATTATTAACAGGAGTAATATCGCCAGAATATAATGTTGAAGCCGAAGGGAAAATAAGCTGATTCTTTGTAGAGGCACCATTTGAACAAACAATCGTGTAATCAACTCCGGGTATCATACATTCAAAGTCATTTATGGTAACGTCTCCACTTTCCGCAGCAAGAGAAATGTGCATATTTCTATGTCCAGTTAAATCAACTCCATTATCATTACGGATAAATTCAACAGTTATATCTTCAAATCTTTCTATCAACGCAGGATCAAATCCACAATCTGCAGCAATTATATTCATATATAAATCTCTTCCTTATGACATCATGTAGTAACTTCTTTAGTATTAACCGGCTCAGACGTTGTATTAGTTACCTTAACATTAGAAGTCCCATTAACGGAAACAGAAATTGGGGAGGTATTAACAACCTTCACGTCCTGCGTTCCAGATGAACCTCCACCAGAAATGGGTTGAGCACTCCAACAGGCAGGAATATTGGGCTTTATTGCTTCAAAATCATCCGGCAATTTATCAATAGGCATTTTTTACTTTACACCTCCATTATCAGCAACCTATAATGCTTATAGCTCTATCCAAAACTTTAGAATCCTTAACAGTTACTATATATTTATCTCCTACAAGTTTTATTTTATGGCAATCAATACCATTTTCCTTGCAATATTTTATTGCTTCTTTCTCACTCGGAAACTGAATACTCTTCATATTATCACCTCATTGTAGTATTCTTATTTATCATTTTTATTATAATTAACCATTAACCTATGTAAATACCATTCTGCTTTTTTAAGATCCTGCATTCCATTTTTATTACGATAACGCCAAATATATTTAATAATGTTGGAAACACAAATAGCTTCATTTGCAGGAATTTCAGCAACAGCACTTTCAATTGCATCTATACACTCAATTTCCCCAAAATAATGCAAAGGGTGGTTCACCATATCAGATTTATTATCACAATTACATTTTTTCCGATCTTTTGCATTACAATCTTCAGAATCCTTATTAATTTTAGCTACTTCCTCAAGAGTAAAGGGAGCATCACCGCTATTCCCGGCTTCCCTTATTATATCACCACAAATTTTAAGCAATTTGTCTGCATCATACAACTTCATTTCTGCTCCCTCCGTTCAACCGCTTCTTCCCGCGTCATGCTCATGGCTTGTCCTCCTTCTGGCCTATGGTTTTGGAATATTCCACTCTGCTTGGCCACCGGGATATTTTGACGGGATAACCATGATTCCATTCTCTCTCATAATTTTCTTCATCCGCTCCAGCTCGGCCAGAACCTTGTTGCACTCCCTGTTTTCCTGTTGGAGGTTAAGCGCTGCCTGGTGATGTGCATTTCTCCAATGTTCTACTTCAGCCAGCAGCTTCTCGGTTTCAGCCTGGAGCGTGGAGAGGGAGGTAGCGGCGGCCTGCAACACAAATGCGACCGTGTTTATTTCTGGTGAGCACTTCTGTTCTCCTTCTTTTCTAAGCGCTGTGTACAATCCATTCAGCCGATTAATCAGCTTCTCAATTTCCATCAGGTTTTCTCCTCTACCACCGGCGGGCGGCGATAGGCTTTGAACCTATACCCCCACTCTTCACACAAGGTTTCCCAAGTCATCAGCTCCTCAGATCCAAAGAACAGAACCCCGAAAGGCGTTACTTTCCCCCAGTCATTCAGCGGGGTAAACCAAATATACCGTTCTTTCTTGGCATCCTCCAGCTTCAGTGGCTCGTTCGGCGGAGTGAGGGCTGGATCTCCTTCCAATTCAGAAATTAGCATATCAATGATTTGAGCCGCTTGGTGATACGTGTCAGTGCTTCTCCATGCGTCAGCGGCTTTCTTTGCCAAAAGGATAATTTCATTTCTGCTATCTCGCAAACTCCTTTCTCTCCCCTCTATCGCAAAAACCATCATCGGTTGTCCAATCCCATTGTCCGCCGCACTGGGAGCACTCGTAGTACATGG